CAGTACGGCCAGATCGCGACCACGGTGCCGTCGAGCACCGGCAGCGAGGAATACGGCTGGCTGGGTTCGTTCCCGAGCATGCGCGAATGGCTCGGCGACCGCGTCGTCAACGGCGCCAAGTCGTTCGGCTACACCATCAAGAACCGCGCCTTCGAGCTCACCGTCGGCGTGCCGCGTGTCGCGATCGAAGACGACCAGTACGGCGTCTACACGCCGATGTTCGCCGAGATGGGGCGCGCCACCGCCGCGCACCCGGACGAGCTGTCGTTCGGCCTGCTCGCCGCCGGTGCCGCCACGCTGTGCTACGACGGCCAGTACTTCTTCGACACCGATCACCCGGTGCTCGACGCCAATGGCGTGCCGCAGAGCCAGGCCAACGTCGACGACAACGCCGGCAGCGGCACGCCCTGGTACCTGATCGATGCCACCCGCGCGCTGAAGCCGGTGATCTTCCAGCAACGCAAGGCGCCGAACTTCGTGGCGCGCACGCGCGAGGAAGACGACAACGTGTTCGATCGCAACGAATACGTCTACGGCGTCGACAGCCGCTGCAACGTGGGTTTCGGCTTCTGGCAGCTCGCGTACCGCAGCCGCAAGACGCTCGACGAAGCGGGGCTGACCGCCGCGTGGACCGCGATGTGCGAGCGCAAGGGCGACAACGGCCGGCCGCTCGGCATCAAGCCGAACCTGCTGGTGGTGCCGCCGAGCCTGGAGATTGCCGCCCGCAAGCTGGTGAACGCCAGCATGAACGCCGCCGGCGCGACCAACGTGCTGAACAACCTGGTCACGGTTGTCAGCGTGCCCTGGCTCGCCTGATCGGAATTCACGCCACGAAGCGCGAGTAGGTGAAGCCGGCGGCACGTTCGAGCGTGCCGCCGGCTGATCCGTAAGGAACCGGCCGCGGGCCGATCTGAAACCTGCAGGAGAGCTACGCATGAAAGTGCTCATCAAATCCGCCGACACCCGCTTCCGCCGCGCCGGCATCGAATTCACCCGCGACGGCGTCGAGGTCGACACCGACGATCTGACCGAAGAGCAGATCCAGTCGATCAACGACGAGCCGCGCCTGTCCAATGCCGGCGAAGTCGAGGCCGATGCCGGCGACGACGGCGCACCGGCGGCTGGCGGCAAGAAGCCGAAGCTCGCGAAGAGCGGCAAGAAGGCCGGCAAGTAACCACCCGCCATGTACGTCACGTTCCTCCAGCTCGCCGAGATCCCCGGAGCCAGAGAGCTGTCGCAGGTCGCCAGCGCCGAGCACCTGGCGCTCGTCGACTACGAGCTGATGGACCTGACGCTGCGTGGCGGCGATCGCAGCGGCTACACCGCCGACCAGACCGAAGCGGCCGATGCGGCGGCCGCGCGCATCACGCAGGCGATCGCCAGCGCGGACGCGCTGATCAATGGCTACCTGCAGCGGCGCAGCTACACGCTGCCGCTGTCGCCGGTGCCGGCCATCGTCGCCGGCTGGTCGCGCGCGATCACGCGCTACGAGCTGCACAAGAGCCGCATCAGCGACGAGAAGTCCGATCCGATCGCGCGCGACTATCGCGACGCGCTGAAGCTGCTGCAGCTGACCGCCGACGGCAAGTTCAGCCTCGGCATCGATGATCCGCAGCCGGACGTCGGCGTGGGCCAGACCGAATTCTGCGGCGACGAGCGCGTGTTCACGCGCGGCGCCTCGAGGGGCTTCCGGTGAGCGAGCCGACCACCAGCCTCATCACGGGCAAGGAAGCGCTCATCGTGTTCCTGGCGATGCTCGCGGCCGCGTCCGCGCTGGCGTACCTGCACCTGCTCACCGGCGCCGACTGGGTCAAGGTCATGTCGTGGACCGTCACGGTGTGCGTGCTCGGCAAGGCGGCGACCACCGCGGCCGATGGCTACGCGGCCGCGACGGTGCGCAAGGCCGAGGTTTCGAAGTGATCAACAGCCCGTTCCCGACCGGCGATGTGATCGCGCGCCTCAAGGCGAAGGTCGATCTGCTGCGCGATGTCGGCAACGCGGCCGATCTGGACAGCGTGCTCGAGTCGCAGCCCGCGGCGGTACCTGCCGCGTACGTGCTCGGCGCCGAGCGTGGCAACACGCCGGCCGGCGCGAGCGGCGGGCTGATGATCCAGGCGTGCAAGGCCGCGATCCAGGTGGTGCTGTTCGTGCGCAACTTCTCGAAGAGCGACAGCGGCGGCGGCGCACGCAGCGAGATGGATGCGCTCAGCCGGCTGGTCGACGCCGCGCTGATCAACTGGACGCCGGTGCCCGGCATCTACAAACCGCTGTGGTTCACGTCCGGCCGCGACGAGAAATTCAAGGCCGGCACGCTCGTGCACCAGCGCGTCTACAGCAGCGAATTCCACAACCGCGCCGATCCCAATCCGTAGAGCCACAGAGGCCCCGTCATGACCAGCAAGACGCAACGCACGATCCATCCCGCCGGCGGAGGCACGTTCCGGCGCACCGCCGGTGGCGCGCTCACGCAGGTCGAGAAATCGACCTCGCCGTCGCCTGGCAAGACCGCGCTGCGCCAGCAGCAGGAAACCGCGTCGACCGGCAAGCGCAAGGCGCCGGCCGACACCAAGCAGGAGAACGGCAATGGCTAACCCGGCGCTGGAAACTTTCACCGACCGCGGCATGGTGCTGAAGGCGGAGGCGACGGAAGGCGTCGACGCCGCTCCGACCGCGATCCTCAACGCGTTCCAGATTCTCGACGGCAAGTCGAAGCTCGACGCCGATCCGATCGACCGCAAGATCGACCGCCCGTACTTCAACTCCGCCAAGAAGAAGTATTCGAACTTCCGCGGTTCGATCGACGGCACGATCGAGCTGGTGCCACCGGCCGCGCCGGGCACCGACAAGGCGTCGGTCGGTCTCGCGTTGCAGATCTGCGGCATGGCCGAGACGCTGGATGTCGGCCCGCCTGGCGTGACCACCTACAACCCGATCAGCCGGCTGATCCCGTCGGCGACCGCGTGGTTCTGGCACTCCGGCACGCTGCGCAAGATCACCGGCGCACGCGGCAACATCACCGGCCTTGCGATGGAGATCGGCAAGTACCTGATGGCGCAGATCCACATCGAGGGCAGCAGCGTCCCGATGACCGAGGCCTCGCTGCCGACCGACTTCGATTTCACGTCGTTCCTTGATCCGACCGACGCGTCGACCGAGTCGATGGAGCTGCTGATCGGCGGATTCGCCGTGAACGGCAAGAGCCTGTCGATCGACTTCGGCAACGCGCTGAAGACGATCCAGCACACCGAGGCGCGCATCGCGCGCATCGCCTCGAAGGCGAGCACGTTCAAGGCGCTGTTCTACCGCACCGCGCTGGCCGACTTCGATCCGGAGGCCAAGTGGCGCGCCGGCGACATCATCGAGCTCAAGTCCAAGATCACCGAGCCCGACACGCGCTTCACGCGCCTCACCGCGCTCGGCCAGGTGACCGCGGTCGAGGAGACCGAGATCGACGGCGACTTCGGCTGGACCGTCAGCGGTTCGCTCGTCGCCGACACCGGCAACGACGAGCTGCTGATCGAGTTCAGCGAGGCCTGATCCCGGCGCCGCGTTTCAATCCGCGCCCGCCGCCGTGGCGGGCGCGCCTTTCCCAAGGAGCCAATCCATGAAATTTTCCCTGGTCCCGACCTTCCCGGCCGTCGCTCACATGTCCTGGCCGGACGAGAGCAAGCCGGGCGTCGTACGCAAGTTCGCATTCGACTGCCGCTTCAAGGCGGTGAGCAACGATCCGGCGGCGCGCGAAGAACTCGAGCGCAAGCAAAACGAAGAGGGCGGCGTCTACGGCCTGCTCGAGCAGGTGCTGGTCAGCGTGAAGCTGCCCGACACGATCGAGCCGGTCGACGAGGACGACCAGCCGATGGAGGCGCTCGACTGGGTGAAGCGCAACGCGATCGCCGGCAGCGCGGCCGCGGTTGCGTTCTGGGACGTCATCAACCGCGACGTCGAAGCAAAAAACTCCAAGCGGTCGCGCGGGCGATAGAGGCCGGATCGTGTCCGAAACGCCACGCGGCGGCTCCCGCGGGCGAGGAAGACGGCAGGGCGCGTCGACGGAAGCGACAGCCGAAGTCGCGCGCCCTGTCTCCTGCGTTGATCGGGTTTTTCCAGAACGGTTTCGGCCGTCGCGCATCGACGGATAGCAACGAGCCCGTCTGGACCGCGGCCGGTGAGCTCGAGGTATTGGAATGCAACTGGCCAGCCGTGGAGACGTACCTCGCGTGCCAGTGGCACGTGGGCGTCGGCATGGAAGCGGTGGTGTGGTTCGGCATCGCGGCGGTCGAGATCCGCGCGCAGATGGAAATCCTGCGCATACAGCGACGCGAGTGGGCCGACACGCAGCGACGCGTGCTGATCATGGTCAACGAACTGAAGCCGTTGCGAAATAAAAAAAGGCGATGAGCGACCAGACCGTCAAGCTGCGTGTATCCGGTGATTCGAGCGGGGCGAAGAGCTTCGCGTCCGAGTCGAAGGACGAGATCGCCGGCATCGGCGACGAGGCGAAGAAAGCGTCGGCCGACGTCAATGCGTCCTTCCGCCAGGCGCAGGGCGCAATGGATCAGTTCGCGCGCAGCGGCGGCGGCGTGTCCCAGGCATTCCGCGACCAGCAAGGCGAGCTGGTGAAGCTGCTCAGCCGGATCGATCCGGTTGTCGGATCGCTGGAGAAGCTCGACGCGCAGTACGCCGCGCTGAAAGCGTTCAAGGCGAGCGGCGCGATCGGCGGCGACGATTTCGCCCTCTATGCGCAGAAGATCGACCTGGCGCGCAACGCGCTCGGTGCGGCCGGCACCGCGACGCACGGCTTCGGATTGCAGACCAACCTCGCGCAGCGCGAGGTCACCGTGCTGATGGGCGAGCTCGCACGCGGCAACACCGCGCGCTTCGAGAGCTCGCTGATCACGCTCGCGCGCGCCAGCGGCATCGTCGGCCTGGCGCTGTCCGGAGTCGGCGCCGCGGTAATCGGCACGCTCGCCATCCTCGCGGCCGGCGCGATCGCCTACGAAAAGGGCGCGGCCGAACAGGCGGCGTTCGAGAAGGCGCTGATCGCGACGGGCAACGCGGCCGGCACGTCCGCTGGCCAGCTGTACGACCAGGCATCGGTGATCGGCGCCGCGACTGGCCAATACGGCAAGGCGCAGGAAGCGCTCACGAAGCTGGCGGCGTCCGGCAAGCTCTCTGGCGATGCGCTCTTCGACGCCGGCCGTGGCGCGGTGGCGCTGTCCGAGCTGACCGGCGAGGCGATCGACAAGACCGTCGCCGAGTTCGAGAAGCT